TCGTTTCATGTAATCTAACAACCACTCGACCACGTACTCTGTCACCCCCATCTTCTCTGCTGCGTCTTTATGGCTCAACCCTTCCTGCTGGGTCAACTCGTAAGCATTCCATTGGAGTTTAGTGATCGGTGTCATCGTTTCTTTTCCTCATAGACCCCGGCTTCGTGAGTATGGACATAAGGGCCGGGACCATATTTGTCGTGATTTTTTTCGTATGTCTTTTTCTTGATCCTCCGAAGTTCTTTTTCTACAACTCGCATATCGGTATCAGGTTCAAACACCAGTTCTGGTTCATCACCAATGAATATTATAGTCACTGTCATTTGTCTAACTCCTTACGCCTCTTTCTCTCGGCCTTGATCTGCCCCTCAAGAGTGGACACGATCTTCCCGGCATTGACTAAACCCCATCCGCCCACGAGCTTATCGAACAGAGACCGGGCCACGGCCCTGGCTACCGCTTGGGGTAGCCTAAGGCGCGTGGGAACCGGGTCTTCGCGGAGTGCATTGGGTTTGGGCATTAGAGTTTGTCCTTGATGTTGAAGAGGTGTTCAACCTCTTCAAACAAATATGATTGGTCGCCAGCCCCGCTGGGATGATAATTTTCTCTGGGTCGATAAGCGCTCGATTGCAGACAGTAAGCGAGTGACTCACCTTTATCAAGCTGAATGTAGATCATTATTGCACCGGAAGAGTATCTAAAAACATCCCCATGCTTCCAGACGTGCGGCGGAGGGGGTGGCCGGAACTTATCCAGCACGGCTTGGGCCTGTTCCTCAGTGGGCCAGTATTCGCAGTGTTCAGGAATCACATCACCGTTGCTGTGTAGGTAATCTTCCCCCCCTTTAACAACGAACCAAGCACTACCCCATTCTTGTTTTTTCACTTTGAATTTATTCATCTCTCTGACCTCCAAAAAAGTTCTCATCTGGGTAAAGTATACAGTCTAAACCACCTCTTGCCAAATACAATCTACAACACAACACACCTCCTTAAACTCCTAACCTCCATCCCTACCACAGTTTAACGCCTCAAAAGAATCAGCTATCCCGTTGATCCGTTGCGCGTCATTCGCCCCGCACGCCCCGTTCGTCCTGAAGATCGTATCGTCCTTCATCCTCTCGGGATCAGTGGTAGCATTGATGGATTTGTGCAACCGAGTCGCCTCGGTGACGGTGATAGAGGTCGGCCCCCGGTTCTTGTGGGCCATATCAACCCCGTCGTGGAGGTCTTCTAGGTATTGATCGTGTTTCATTGTGCTACCCTCAAATGTGCCTGAAGAATTTCTCTCTTACTCTCGTCACTCAGTTTTGCAGTCACGTTTTGGCCTGCCGATACAAACTGCACACCGATGTCCACAATACTATGTTGCAAGTTGCAAGCGTTGACCGCAACAAGGACGGGGGGGTCATAGTCACAACTCACTAACAATGTGTTAGCCGTCCAACTAAACCCATCGACAGGTATCTCACAATTAAATGCAACCACTTTATACTCACACCACGTTCCATCCTTGTGGTGTTGCATGATTCTCTGTCCTTTTGGGGGGCCGTTCAAAACCTTACTCCACGCATCATATTTAGTAACTGTCACTTTATCACCTACCTTGAACTCATTCATCTCTCTGATCTCCCGTTACTCCAACCAAACCATCACTTGTTTCCACGTTAAACTCCAATTACAGATCAGGAGTCCGGTGGCCAGTCCTAACACGTAGCGGATCATGCTTGCACCTTTGCCCATCTGGTAAATAAACTCCAACAGTCTGGACAAACTTCTATTTCACAAGGGTATCTCTCAAACTTGATTGTTTTTGATTCTGAAGGATCGTGGATTTCACCACATCTGTCACACTCTACTTTTTTCATCTCTCTACCTCCAGTTACGATAACATATCCAAAAACGCCTGTTCGACTTCTTCCTTACTGATGTCACCTGCGTCTATCGCGTCCCTGATCTCCTCCAAGGCTTGCTCAACGTATTGTCTGATGTCTTCCATCGGGAGGTCTCCTATTGCCTTGGTTTAACGAACACTCTATGTTGTCCTGGACATTGCGAGCCACGGTCAACCTCTTTAATCTCGCCCAATTCTACAAGCCTGTCTACACAAGCCAGCATTGTCCAACTGTCGCCACCCGTACAACCACTTATGGCGCTACCCATTGAAACAGCCCCTGCATCAGCGAGTAGCTTGTGTGTGTTGTCTCGAATACTAAGAAACATCTCTTGCCCCAACTCCGTAAATATTTTGTGTCTTTCTGTTTTATAATTATACATCTCTCATACCTCCTACTCAACTCATTAACGCATAGCTCACAAGGCACAGGCAGCATCCCTCCTGTGTGGAGTCTGTCTGCCCGGCCCTACAGGCTCTACTTCTCGATGACTGTGAACGTCTCAACGGGGCGGAGACCAGCGGGGTACGAGGTCATGGACTGTACCTCGGCCATTGTGATCGCGTTGATGTCGTTCACCCTTTTATGACCGCCAGTGTTGCCCCATTCCGCTGTTTTATTAGTGGCCCGCAGGGCTACGTCGCCGTTGTGCCACACTACCAACCGTGTGTAGTGCGTGCCCCCACTCTCCGTATCCTTCCAGAAAATATCCCCTACCTTGAACGTCGGCTCCGATTCCCCAAACGCCTTCCTCAACTCTTTCTCTGTTTCGGCACTGATCTGTACCACGGTTCCGTCTGCACATCTTAGTTCTGCCATACTCGTTACCTCCTACTCTATTCGCTACACTCACAAACACACAAGGCACAGGCTGTTGTCCCATAGACGGGTGATCCTGCCAACAGCCCGGCTTTGTGGGTTTACTCGATCAGGGTCTGGACGTCCTTGTATTGGCCCACCAGACTGTCTGCTCGTGGTGGGTATTCATTAGTGGTGACACAGCATTTTTCGATGCCACCACCACCATATGCCCCCAAAGATATGACGTGGCCCTGGTGTTCCCGCACCAAGTGGACAAACTCGGGTGTCAAATTGAGGATCAGTCTAGGCCCCCCATTCCCAAAACCAAAATCCTTTCTGGTCACAAACCGAGCGAACGGTATCTTCGGCTTCTCCGACTCCTTGATCTGATCCAGCAGTTCCTGCTCGTTCGCTGCGAGTGCTACCTTGTCTGCTCGACACTGTATTAGTCTCTCTTGTAAGCTCATGTGTGTTACCTCCTACTCTGTTTCAGATTAACCATTGCAATGTAATGAACGTCGTTGTTGATGCTGCCATAATAATAAAAGCAAAGACACCAACTTCTTGTTTTGCATATACCCGTAGTACTATATTGAATGTCACTAACACGGCTGTAAATAAACAGATTATTTTTAATATAAACATATTCTTTACCTCCTACTCTGTTTCGGTTTCCTTGATGGTACTCTCGCCCCACAGTCACGTTGACAGGGGCACTGTTTCTGTTTGGGTTTGGGCTTCTTCTTTTCTGTCGCTCTTCCTGAAGACCAATACCCACCCTCATCGCCGAAGTTCATCCAGATCATACGTGGCACCTCTTTAAGAACTCGACGCGGTCAAAGGATGGATTAGACGTTGTAAACAACTCTGCGAGATCACGAGCAAGTTGCTGATACACATAACCACCTCGATATGTTACCCCCATTGCGAGGACAATGAATATTGCCCCTTCTGGGATTATCACCCCTGTCAAGTCATGCGTCTGCTTCTTCATCTCCCATCACCTCCTAATCTATTCCGGTTGAGGGTCCATCGGAACCCACGCCCCGTCCACCACTTCACACCACACACCATCGACCATCAGCCGATCAGACTGTTGATCAGGTGGTGAGTCCTCTGTTGTCAGTGGCACCCATTCTTCGCCTGTGTCTGGATTTATTACTGGGCCGGACCATCCAAACCTCTTGTCGTATTCGGCTAGGCAGTCCCACTGAGTCGCGGCGTCGAACCTCGTTCGCAACTGCTCGGGCAAGAGCTTCTTGTGCTGGGCCACTGACGTAGCGGTCGGCTCCGGTGCGGCGTCTCGGGCCAGGAACACAGCCAACGTCTCGGGTGTTACCCCACGGGCGACGGACGCAGCGTAGACGGACATGAACTGCCCACACGCCCGGCAGACAATTGCGTTCTGTTTCTCGACCAGGATCATCCTGAACGCTGTCGGCATGGTCTCGTGGCACAGTGCGCACTCGTGGCTCTGGGCTGTGAGTATGGCCTCTCGGCGAGTTTTCTCGGTTTTGCTGGTTCTCATCCTTTCACCTCCTTACCATATTGCAGGTTTAGTTCCTGGTCTGGTGATACACAATGTCGCCCTTATGTTATCTCTTGGATAAGGGTGGCTGGGTGCGAAATATAGTCGCAATGCACCCGCTGAAACATCAAAATGTTGCCCTCGTGCCTCTGCGAATGCGATCAGGGCAAGTTTAACGTCTTCTTTTGTGAACTGTAACGTTGATGTTGTTTCGGGTTTCTTGTCTTCATTTTGTAGGTTCATCCTCCCACCTCCTCGGCTTTGGCTATGGCGGCTTCGACTAATGCGACTTGAGATTCGAGTTGCTCATATAACCCATACAAGCCGTCGGGTATTGATTCTCTTGCACACCCGATGGCGTTCAGTGCTTCTCTACACGCTGCCAGCAGATCGGCGTTGATTTCCTCTGTGTGTTGGCAGTCGTTTAATTTTGAACAAATTCGCATAACTCTGAGATGCAATGGCCGATTGTCTCCTTCGTCTGCTCCAATTTTCGCTAATAACTCCGGCTTCAAGAGCATTTCAATGTGTGTTTCTATCGCCACACGTTCCACTCTCTCTGTGTATTCACTCATCTCTCTGCCTCCAAAAACCCCAAAAATTGTCACTTATAGTAGCTACTGATAGTACACGATTTCACTCGATTCTGTGGTCGATTCCCTCTTCGACTCTCTCTCGATATTTGACTACCCCCTCTAACGCACTCAAAACGCCGTTTTCTCTGTTTCTATTTCTTTGTTTATATATTATTGACTTTGAATATGTACTATAGTAAGTTATATAACGTATAGATAGTTATAGTAGTACACTTTCAAAACTGACATCTACTTTTACAAATGGATAAGGACGTGTGTTGTCAAGGTGTCTCACCGTCTCGCGTGGCCTCCGTGCCCAGTTGGGTGGTGATGTTATCTCCAGTCCGTTGCAAGCCATAAGAGCCCGAGGATCACCAATCCGATTATTATACACAACATTTCTCTACCCTCCACTCTCTCACTCACTCATATTTAACAACCAAATGGCTGCGCAATTGGAACAACAAAAGGTTTGTTCCTTGTATGTGTCATCTTTTGGTACATAAACCTTGCCACATTGTACACAGTGCTGTTGTGTGTCGTTCTCTGCCACTCTCTCTACCCTCCACTCACTCTCACTCTCTTACAGTCCGCACGCCTCTAAAAAACGCGAACGGTCGAATCACTCGTTATCCTGGGCGAAGTAGTCGGCGAGACCTTGTACCAGATCGGCAGTATGTGTGGTTTGATATGACCTGTTTACTTCGTGCCCTGAACAGACTTCCACTATCTCCGCGATTGCCTTGTAGTGTTTCCTGCTTAACACGGTCGTTTCTCCTGTAACCTCAATATTTCAACTGCCAGTTTATCTCGACCATAAAAGCAATTATCGCAGAAACAATCAATTCTTGGCTCTTGTGGCCCTGTTATTTCTTCATTACAAAATGGGCTTCGTTTATCATATACGCACAGATGTTCGAATATCTCTTGTTCTGTCATATCACACCATTGGCAACACAATCCCGCTTGAGTCCATCCGAGACAATCCAGAGAATCGGATAATTGTTGTTTTGCTCATACCGATATTGTTCGTCGCCTCGGTATTTGACCGGCAACCATTTGGCCTCAGCCATTGCCGCAAGTGCTGTTTGTCGATAGTGTTCGCCATATCCGTACGTGAACGGGCACACCAACACAGAAGCGTCTCTATGCCGCCCGATTCGCACACTGTGATATGTGTTGCCATTCACCTTGTCAAACCAGCGACACACTACGGCTGTAAACTTGATTGTTCTGTTCTTGCTCATCACTCATACCTCCATCTGTATCGGTTATACGGTCTGTACCACCTGTCTCTCTACACCGACTGTTGTTTACGCCCGTGATCGACTGCATCCACCTCCGTCAAGAGCCTCAGACGCTCGCTCTGGCACTGATCGCAGTACGGCGTCTCTGTGCCGGGTCTGACTGCGACTGTCGATCCTGGATGAAGCTGGCCACATGGACGGGCCGGTGTGGTGTTCGTGGCTGGGTAGCCTTGGCACTGGTACACCTGTTCGGCGTTGTGTAGGTCGCGTTTCATAGTCCTGTTTTCCTGTGTATACCCCAGAACTCACCATAACAATTATGACACATGCGGCGTTTTCTACCCGTACCATCGACAACTAGGTATTTGCCTTCATTGGGCGCACCACACTTGTTACAAGCCCGTTTCGGTTCTTTTTTGTGTCTGCTCATCTCTCTCTCACCTCCCTAATTCTGGTGACCATTTTCGTCTAAATCACAACCAGCTATCCAAACAAGCCTCGCTCGGTTGTCGTCGTTGTCCCGTAGCTGCTCACCGTCCCATGTGCCATACTCAGCCAATTCAGACGCCATAAGGCTGTTAGGGATCGCGTCGAGCTGTTTCTTGATCTCTGGCTGTTCTATGAGATACTCAACATCTTCGTCACACCGACCTTGATGAGATACGCTTACCGCTTGCTCGGCGGTCATTTCAAGTTCTATTCTGCCTGAGCTACTACTCCACCACATATCTCTCACCCCCTTACCTTCTCCAACTCACTCTAAACCATCCAAAACACAAATGCACGAACTCTATGCCGTGAACGCCCCAGTGCCAGTGTATCGACCACCAGATTCTCATCGCCCTAATCCTCCATATTGCAGTCGTCATCGCAGTCGTCACTCCACTCATCGTCGTTCCATCCATCATTATCCCAACCGTGATAACTGGCCGCACAGTCGTTATCGCAGCAGTCTTGCCCAGATTCGTCCGGTACGAACTCAGAACTGCACCACGCACATTCTCGGGCATGATCTCGCCAAGCGTCTGGACAGCCTGTTTCGTGGCAGTTCATACTGTTTATGTTGAGTACTTCACATGAATCACACATCGTCCTATCCTCCATACTCTAAAACCCTGTCATTTTGGCAGGTTAATAATCTTGGCGTATACCAAAAACCACCAAAGCTTTTGGATATGCTTTCTTGTATTCAATCACAATACCAAAATCCGCACAATACATTGCCTCTATTGCTTTGAACGTGGCGTTATGACTCCAGCCGCCAAACAATAACCAGTGTGTTATGTGGGCCATTTCGTGGCAAATGTAGTATGTGGCGCAATACTCTGAACGGTCAATAGCCCATTGCGGGATTGTAACAGCTAATTTACCATTACCTATTCTGGCATTGCCGCGTTTAACACGTTTCACTGTGACGGTTAGTTCCATGATTCTACCCCTTTTGGGTTATACCTTGTAGACTAGTCTCCATTGCCACCTACCGCCAACTACTTAGGCCCTAAGTATTCAGTCTTTTATCCTGGTTTAACAATACTACGACTAACACCTGTAGAATCACAAAGTCTACTGGCGTTGCTATCTCGTGATTGAGTATCATCACAAAACCAGCACCTATTGTTGCTAAAACCCACTTAATTATGGTATTCATCATCCCACCTTCCTGATCTTCTGATCGGTTAGCACAGACTCAAATAAGCCAGCACCACCAGCAACACAGTACACCGCCACGTCCATCGGTTGTATTGGTGTGTTTTCATGGTTAGTCTCCAATAACAGCAACACGAGAATCAATGTCAAATCCTTCTCGCAACAATGTTTCCAGCTTGTTCTCACCAGGTCTGATGGTGATTATACGGTTCTGTAGTAATTCGCCCATATAACCCGGTGTGTAGACCTGTGCAGTGCGCCACAATTTACTCGGCTTGAAGTCTTGACTACTCATCACCCTGATCTCCAATAGCCCCCATTGGCTTAATTGGTATGTGCCTTAATACGATTGACGATATTAAGCTGGCAGTCGTCAAAAGAAATGTCACATTCTGCATAATACTTGCAATCTGGGCACTGTTCGCCTTTGAACCGATCACATAGCATTTGTTCGCTGTCGTCTACTGTGTGTTCTGTACTCATCTCTCTGCTCCTGATAACCACCATTGGCTATATAGACTATAGTGTATAACACACAACATGCCAACAACAAAATAAAATAAAAGAAAGATTCTCTTGATTGTGTGCCCTGGTGTGCCATACAGAGAGGAAACGCACGCGCGCGCACGCGCATAGAGAGGAGCGGGTTATCGGACCAGGGGTAGGGGGGAGGTGGGCTATGCGGGTGGGCAGTTGGTAGGGGAGGTGAATAGCCAGCGAGACGACGAACCAATATTCTCCGCAGAAACGATTAAGGAGGCCCCTTGTCAAGAAAATATTGTATATGGGTTTCTGGGCTAGAAACGAGGGTAGGTGTAGTGTCAAGGAGATTTCCGCCGGCTAAATAAAATTTATTTCAGAATTTTGAAGCTCGACCCCTCCTCACGCACTTAGAATGGGGGTGAAAAGTTAACAATCGGTTTTTTCAATAGCCTTTATAGAGGCGTCTATTTTCCAGCGACCAAAGGTCGCGCAGCACTGGAAGAACCCCTGAACGAACGCAGTGAGTTGGAGACACCAACCAAATGAACACAACCGCGATTACAACGGGAGTCCAGTTTACAGACCGAGACCCCGTTTCGCGCATGGGGACCTCAGATCACCGGCGACCGGCTGGGGTTCCTGAGAACAGACCGGACGGGCTGGGGGAGAGGGTTTGTAAAACCCTTAATCCCTGGCCTACCAGTCTTTTTAAGGATTATGAGATGATGTGCGGTACGTGCAAACACTGGTGCGACTATGCTTCTCGGTATGATGATCCAGAGGAGGACCATGATCTTGGTGTGTGCCAGAATGAGCAGTCCGAGTACAACGTAGAGTCGAGCAGCAAATACTGGGAACAGACTGGGATTGAGGACACCTGTGAACAGCACGAGGAACTGAAATGACTGTCAGGACACACAGGTTCAACGGAGTCAAGTACTACATCGGGGTCGATGATCCCTACGTTGGATGGTGTGACCGACCAGGAACCCCTGATCCGAAGGAGTACCCGGCCATCAGGATGCCAGAGGGGTTGACACACGGAGACGGCAGGAAAGCCAAGGAGGACTTGATCGTACTACTGCACGAGTGTTTACACGCCTCTGATTGGAGTGTGTCAGAGAAAGATGTGGACCGCACGGCAATTGACATCGGACGCCTACTGTGGCGGCTTGGGTATCGACTACAGACTGAAGGAGACAGCAGATGACAGACACAGAGAAGAGAACAGTAGGGGGTGTGGTATTGGGGGTAGTGTTGCTCATAGGATCGTTGGTGTATCTGAGTGCGGGACCAGTTCCAGGACTCAACACCCCTGATCCGAACTTCACCGATCAGATCCAGACCTCGCTAAAGGGCGTCGTCCACATCCAGGCCCCTGGAGAGCAGGGATCGGGGTTCGTGGTCGATGAGAACACCATCGGGACTGCTCGACACTGCGTTAAGGGTGTAGAGTCGTTCACTATTACGACCTACGACGGTCATGTGCTCCATGCGACCAGGGCCATATCCAGCAAAGACTACGATTTGGCGTTGATCTGCATTGACAACTTGGAGTGTATAGCCACTGAACCAGCCCACATGATCCCTCAAGGCGGACCACACGATGTCGTACTCACTCCGCTTCGTCTCGGCTCCATCAAGGACTGTCGACTCGGGCAGAACGTCTACGTGATCGGCTCGCCATATGGGAAGATCAACTTCAACAGCCTCTCTGTAGGGGTTATATCGGGCGTAGATGTGGACTGGAGCCCGTTGGGAGACGATTATGGTTGGGAAGTTGCTTTTACAGTGGATTCCGCTGGCCATCCTGGCAATAGTGGCTGTCCTGTATTTACTACTGATGGCATTGTGCGAGGAATCCTTGTTGGAGGATTTTCGCCCGTACTTATCAGTGTTATGCCTTGCGATCTGTTTGTGGACGATTTGGACTCGATCCGGCTGATGTTCGCCCAGGACCGCTACGAGCGGGAAGAGATGGTAGAGTTCGACGTGTATGGGCCACCTTATAGGACCAACAACCACTGATGCCCCCACGCCCCAAAACAACTGATCTGAACAGAGCACTCGCACGGGTGAGCAACCCGCCCAAGGGCCGGAAACCGAATAAACCCAAGCGACTGCCCCAGAAGAAGCGGTCGTCGGCCAAGCACAACAGAACCAGGAAGGTCAAGGAAGAGACCAACCTGGCCCACATCACCAAGGCCATCGTCCGCGAGGGCGGGACCGTGGCGGATGTGGGGATCATCCTCGGGACGGCGGCGGCTGGCGGCGAGCAGTGGCTGGCCGAACTGAAGGCCCAGGGGCTGTCTGTGGCGGAGTTCATGGAGGTTGCCAAGACCAGGGCCGACATCGACCTGATCCGAGTGGCCGTGAAGGCCGCGACCGGGTATGGGTACGAGGAGGAGAGTCAGGAGTACATGCCAGTGCTCGATGGAGAGGGCGGCGTAGAGTACGTAGCAGGCAAGAAAACAATCAAGAAGCGGCATCAGTCCGCTGATACGACGCTTTTGAAGTTCCTGCTCAGTTCGAGGATGCCTGAGTTCTTCATGGAACGGAAAGAGATCAAGATCGACAAGCGTGTGGTCGAACTGAAAGCCGACGCTGAATCAGAGATACGAAGTTTCACAGCCGGGTTGGCGAAGTCGATAGGCTGTGAAATTATTGAGGCAGAGTTCGTTAAGACAGAGGAGACAGACAGATGAGTGAGTATTACGAATTACATGAAGAGGCAGTATATGCTGCACGGGCCAATGTGCGAATAGCTCGTAAAGTCTTGGACAAGGCTAAAATGGCTTACGTAAAAGCAGAAGAGGATAGAGTGCTGGTGAAACAAAGCCTTGAGGATCACGACGTTTTACTCGCCCCTCCGCTGGGATTCTGGGAATACCCAGACAAGATTACAATTGCGATCAGGAGACCAACCAAATAAACATCATAGCCAAACAACTCGCTCAGGTAGACAGCCCGCAGGCGTTCTTCAACGCCATACCGACTGATCTCCGGGAGAACATCGAGTTCCGGATCAAACTGCATGGATACCTCGCCACCGATCAGAAGGCCCAGGATGCGTTCCTCGGTATGTGCCGAGCGTATATTCCCATCGCCTTCAACACCAGCTTCTTCACTCTAAATCCACAGAAGAAGCCAGCCGAACGTAACCAACCGTTCATCCTGCGCCCAGTCCAGGTGCCCGCCGTCGAGACGATGTGTGCCTGTATTGACGAGGGCCGAGATGTCGGCCTGAACAAGTCCAGGAAGCAAGGGGCCAGCGAACTGAGTTGTAAGGTGTTTGCAGCAAAGGCCCTGCTGGACGAGTTGAGCCATTTTATTCTGGGGAGTCGTAAGGAAGACCTTGTGGATAAATCTGGCGACCTCTACACCCTGTTCGCCAAGGTGGACAACGTGATGCAGTATCTGCCCGCGTGGTGGCGGACACAGTGTGGGTACAACGAGAAGGATGATAGAACACACCTCCTGATGCGCATACCGTACAACAACAGCCGGATCAGTGGTGAAGCCACGAATGAGAGTTTCGGTGCTGGAAGCCGGTCGACAGCCATACTGCTGGACGAGTTTGGCCGTGTCGACTACGCTGTGGCCAAGGCCATTGAGGGGTCAGTCCACGATGTGTCGAACTGCGTTATGTACAGCAGTACGCACTGGTTAGGTCAGAACCACGAGTTCAACCTCCGACTGAAGTCGCCAACGACTGAGGTCATTGATCTTTTATGGTGGGCCAATCCTGAAGAGAATCAGGGCCTCTATGGAACTTCGGAACCTGGCGTAGTAGAACTGCTTGATATAGAGTACTACCGCAAGAACTACCCAGAGGTGTTTGAATATGCTGCATAAGATTTGCTCTCGTTGTAAGAAAGGCAAACCAGTAAGTGATTTCTTCAAGGACAAATATAAGAAATCAGGGCTGACGTCAGCGTGTAAGGTATGCAAGAAAAACTCACATGCTGTTTGGAAGAGTCGCAACAAGCAAAAGGTCATGCAGACAAGCAGGAAAAACAATTACAAACGACAGTACGGTATAACCATTGATGATTGGAATGAAATGTTCGAGGAGCAGCAGGGACGCTGTGCTATCTGTGACAAGCACCAATCGAATGAGCCTATGAGGCTGCATGTTGACCACAATCATACAACAGGTCAAGTCCGTGAACTGCTGTGTAGTAATTGCAACCGTATGTTGGGTTGCGCCAAAGAAGATACTGAAATATTAGAAAAAGCCATTAATTATTTGAATAAACATGATTCCGTTTAACAACCAAAAACCTGTCACCATACGTGTTGGTGAACTGCCAGACCACCTTAAGGGGTTGTTTGTGGCTGATGGGTTGCGAGGTTTGCCATCGCCATATAGGGCTCCGTGGTTTGATCGAGAAGAAATTAAACGAAAAGGCAATAAGCGCGATTTCGTATGCAATGTTATGGCCACCCCTTTGGGAGCCTCCGACACCCCCTTCGATCACGCCGTACTGGCCGACATCAAGTCCAAACACCTCCGACGCCCTGATCTCAAAGGGGAACTCCTCTTCGATCTGGACAATGACCGCGTCGTAGAGGATAGCATGATGTTCTGCCCAGGCCGGGGAGCCAAGCGGTTCCGCTGGTGGGGCGAACTCCCGTTCGGCAGGCCGGACCAGAGGCACAACTACATCATCGCGGCTGATCCGTCCTACGGGCTGGGATCGGCTAACTCCGCTGCTGTCATCGTTGACGTGAATACACACGAACAGGTTGGGTCATGGGTCGATGCCAACACCAAACCCGAGGAGTTCGCCGATCAACTGGTGGCCCTGGCGATCTGGATTGGAGGAATTGCAGAATGTTTTCTAATATGGGAGAGCACAGGCGGTTGTGGTTCAATGATGGGTCAGCGGATCACTTTTCAAGGATACACGAACGTGTACACTCAGCGCCGGGAGGACTCAAAGACACGGAAGAAAATCAACAAATACGGCTGGAACGCTACTGGCAACACCAAGGACGCCCTTTTGGGCGAGTTGGGGATCGCCCTGAGTGGCGGGTTGTCGTCGGTCAGCGAGTATAAGGCCCTCATCATCCGTGATAGGGAACTGCACGAGGAGTTGTGCGACTACATATTCCGCGAGAAGGGCAAAGGGGCTGTCGCGTCGAAGAAGGCCGATGTCTCGACTGGAGCGTTGGAACGCCACGGCGACCGCGTGATCGCTGCGGGGTTGTGCGTGCTGGCGTATAAGGAGCAGCAGGCCGGGAACCCGGAGGACGCCACTGATCGTCCGTTCGGGAGTTTCGCGTACTATGAGAACGAACGGAAGATGAAGGAAGCGAAGGATAAGAGAGAACTGCGGAGAGAACTGTTCTAATGGCACACCAACACCCGATACACGAACGGAACGTAAAACTCAGTTTCCCGGCGAGACTACAGAAGCTGACTAAACTGTGGTATCAGATGAATGAGGCCCCGTTTAAGCACCAACAGGTGATGCTGCGGCTATGGGCGTCCGGGTTCTTCAACACGAACAACAATAGAGAACACCTCATCAACCTGATCGACCGGGGCGTCGGAACCATCGTTCCGTTCTTGGTCGAGGGTGATCCGAAGGTGATGGTCGAGACCCTGGTCGGCAACTATAAGCCGTGGGCGTACACCACCCAGTTGGCATTGAACTTCTTCATTGGCCAGATGGAACTCGCTGATACGGTGCTGATCCCAGCAGCGATCAACTCAATGTTCGGTGCCGCGATCACGCGCACGTTCACCGAGTATGACCGTAGGGTGACGCTGGAGGACGAGGTCATCAAGGCCGGACGACCGACCGTTAAGGTCATCCATGATACTGATTACGTCGGTGATCCGATAGCCAGAGACCGAGGAGACTTTGCCTTCGAGGGTGACATCTACAAACTGCCGACCGAGTATGCCAAGGAACTGTTCCCGAAGCACGCTGATCTCATCAAGCCTGATTGCAAACTGATCGGTGATTACTCGCCGAAGAAAATCTCAGACCCCAACTTCAATAGAAACAAACTCTCACTTCGAGATCAGACCACGTTCATTGACATCTATCTGTTCGATGAGAACCGCACCGTTACGATCATGCCCGAGGGCAAGACTGCCAAGATTCTACGATCAGTCGAAGAGGACGGCCCCAAGGAGTCGCCCTACGATTATCTTGGGTACAAGTACTTCCCTGGCCACCCTGTTCCAATACCCCCAGCGTGGTTCTGGCACGATGCCGACGTGTCGATGAACATCGTCGGCAAGGCAGCAAGAGAACAGGCGGAATCACAGAAGGACTTGATCTTGACTGAAGCTCCGAACAAGAAGTTGGGCGAACAGGTCACGAATGCCAAGAACGTAGACGTGTTGCAGGTCAAGGATACACAGGGCATTAAGCAGATCAGTCTCGGTGGGATGAATCCTGCGGGACCGGAGTGGATGGCCTTCGTAGAGAGTGTGTTTGATAAATCAGGTGGGACAGAACCGATTATGAGGGGGGCCGGAACAGGCTCTCCTACGCTGGGCCAGGATCAGATGCTTCACCAGAACGCATCCAGGATCATCAACAATATGGGCACCCGGTTCCATAGGTTCCAGACCTCGATCTTGAAGAAGTTGGCTTGGCGGATATGGACCGACCCGACAGTCTACATCCCTCTGATTCACGAGGTGCCTGGGGTTGGGACGTTACCGAAGGTGTTCTCGCAGGCTGATAAGGTCGGCGAGTTCTATGACTTCGTGTTCAAGATCGTACCGTACTCGACACAACGTATGTCACCAGAAGTTAAGTATCAGCGTATGATGCAGTTCGCATCGCAATGGGTTCTACCTACGATGGCGATGGCTGCACAGCAAGGTGCTGAGTTCGACATACCAGAAGCCACCAAGAAGATGGCTGCGTATCTCGGGTTCGATGACTTCAATCAGTTGTACCGCACTGCCGTGCCAGGACAGACCGATGTGGTGCCGTTTACGATGCAGCCGACTGGTCAGAAGCGGCCTGAGAAAAGTCCGGGTCAGGGTAATGACTCGTTCGGGAGTTTGATCGGGAGTCGTGAAGCTAATTCGAGTAGTAAACAGGGTCAGTTGGCGGCATCGCCGATTGGCGCAGATAAGGGTAAGTAGGAGACAGAGAGATGGGAATAGAGAAAGACGAAATTTATGCACGTTTACAGGAATCGTACCAAGAAGAAGTTAAAAAACTTGTCGATGCTGCTGTAGATCAATTACACAAAGAATTAGCCAAGTTGGAGGATTAACCATGGCCGCCACTCTGGACGTTAGCGTGATAGCCGAGCTACAAGGACTCGGCCAGGATATATCGTTCCTCGACAAGGGAACAGACGGGACGACCCCCACGGCTACGACTGGGCGACAATACCGGACGCTGACTACGGCTGATGCCGACGAGGTGATTGACTATGGCGACATCAGTACAGCGACGTGTATCATCATCCGGGCTATCTCCTTGGACCTCGACATCGACCTTGATTACTCATCGGCGTTTAGTGCTGATCTGACAGTCAAGGCTGGAGGGGTTCCTGTGGTGATAGCGAACCCGGTCGGAGTAGTGCGTGTGAAGAACAATGGTGCGGCGGAGACGCCAGTGTTTGAGGTTTGGGTAATCGGAACAACGTAATCGAAGTGGAGACAGAGAAATGAAGGCAGATGAACTAACCAAAACAGAAGTAGAAGAAATGAGTGACGTGGAAGTCGTATACTGGTTCAAACAGTTTGCAGAGCAGGAACAAGCAGCCCAGATGCGAAAACACATGCTGACTCAGATCGAGATCAGAGATGCTGAGGATGGTCCCCATATACTACCCCTACACGTAGACAGCACGGTGGTAGGATAATGCCGACCTACACCTACAGATGCAAGGATTGTGACACTGTGTTCCAGGACTGCATCCTGATGAATGACCGAAACAAACCCACAAAGTGTGAATGTGGAGGTGAAGCCAACCGTGACGTGGACGCTGAACTGGCCACAATGAGGAACGTCAAGGTGGCCGCTGATACTGGACACTGGAGTATGGCGATGGGCGTGCCCCCCGGTCAAGTGGCTGAGTTCAGAAAACGATTCCCGAATAGTACTTACAATGATAAAGGAGACGTGTGGGTTGGAAACCTTAGAGACAAAAGGAGACAACAAAAAGAACGTGGTATGGTTTCACATAACGATTACTATTAACAGGAGACAACCAAAATGAGTACAGAAACAACATGCGTATTGTGCAAAGCTGACTTTCGTCCTATTGCTTTGGTAACGAGTGTCGGTGGTGTGAAGAAGTGTCAACCGTGTGAAGACAAATGGCCAAAGGCTCGCAAGCAGGAAGACATCCAGGTCAAGAACGAGAACAAGGCCCGCACCTTGGACGAGGATCGAGTCAAAGAGATTGTGTACGAGATCATAGAGAAAGCCGGTCTGGCTCGTCACGAATGCGAGAAGTGCAACAACTTGTTCTTCCGTCTCAAACCGATGCAGAAACTGTGCAAGGTGTGCGATGCCGAGGCCGAAGCCAAGAAGACGGATGGGGGGAGTAAATAATGGATGATCCAATCGTAGAACCCACAGTCGAGCCAGTGGTTGAACCTGTAGTCGAGCCAGTGGTCGAACCCACAGTAGAACCTGTGGCTGATCCAGTTAACCCGGTAGAACCAGAACCCAAAACATCAATAGTAGACAAGATCGGCTCCCTGATCTCCGCAGCGAAAGACGCTGTTGTTGGTGGTGGTGACGACGAAACAGATGTCCCTGATGAGTTCACTGAAATTGCAAGAGCTTTGAATTGGTCTGATGAACAGACAATTGAATTTACCAAAGACTACACCAACAAACAATTACTTGAAATGATACCTTCACTCACAGGAGCGGACCCTGCCAAGGCAGATGATCCCGCCAAGGCTGACCCGCCCAAGGTCGAGCCAATAGTACCAGAAGTGAAGGTTGACGATAGTCAGGAGGACGAAAAACTGACGCAAGCCCTTGCGGACATCGCGGACCTAAAAGAACGATTAGGCAAACGCGACACTGAGTCCGCAGCAGAGGAGCAGGTCAGTTTCAACAACAGGGCTTCTGATCTTTTCGACGCAGTATCAGAAGATTTCGCGGTGTTCGGCAAGACTGATGACTTGCCAACATTTCCTGATGGTCGGCTCATACCAACCAGCCCTCAGATGAAAGCCCGCCTTGAGGTTTATGGTAGAGCACAGCAACTCAAAGAGGCCGGGATGCCGGGCGACGAGGCCCTGGAACTTTCCATGGATGCCTACAAGGGTGCTAACCTCGTGGCAGAAACAAAAAGGAATGTCATAAAAGGATTGAAGAAGAATGAACAGATGCTGGGCGGTAGACGTTCGAGCCACGAAGGAGTAGCTGAAGGTGGTGGTAAAGACCTGTCCGGTGCCGAAGTCATTCAAGAAGTGG